GGCCCGGCTCCGTTGAGCAGGACTTCACGAGAGGGATAGGGACGGGTTGGGGCAATGCCCCGGCCTTAGTCGCCCTATGCCCTCAACTCCAGCCCTCACCATTGAGCAGGGGGTAAGACAGACAGTTGAGAGAGTAGAGAGATGACCGACGAAACAGAGAACTGGAAGAAACTGAGCGAGATCTTCAAAGCAATGCAGGGCGCGCAAACAGATGAGTAAGTGGCCCTACATCACCAGCAAGTGGAAGCGCCTGCGTCTGGCCAAGCTGAGTGAATGCCCGGTTTGCTTTGCCTGCGAACAGCGAGGTTTGACTGAACTGGCGACAGTGGTCGATCACATGAAACCAATTAGCCAGGGCGGAGATCCTTTCCCCCCGCTTGATGGCCTTCTTTCTCTCTGTGCTCGTTGCCACAATGAGAAGACCTCTGGCTTTGACCGCACTCATGGGAATGCAAATGGTCGCCGCTTCAAAGGATGCGACGCCAACGGCAACCCGATCGACCCTGCCGATGGATGGTGGGGGCACCCTTAATCACGAGAACCGTTTTTGCCCCTAACCGATGGGAAAGACGCGCAAATATTTAATTAGGAATTCAAAAAATGGGACAACGAGGCAAAGGCGCAAAACCCAAACTGGCCGTGGTGGGCAACCCAGATCAGCCCAGCTTTGGCTTTGCCCAGGATGAAGTTTCAGCCCTGCGCACCACGCTGCCATGGGAGGTCGAAGGGCTGAGCCGCGTTGAACGCGTGGTGGCCTTTCTGGAGGATCTGCCGATCACCCAAGGCTCCCTTGCTGGTACAAAATTGCAGATCCGCGATTGGCAGCGCGACTTCCTCGAAGCCATCTATGCCGAAGACGACACTGGACGTCGCCCCGTGCGCACCGCTGTTATGTCCATGGCCCGCAAGAACGGCAAAACGCAGCTGGTGGCCGGTCTGGGCCTTTGCCATCTTCTAGGCTCGGAGGCAGAGGGCCGGGGCGAGGTCTACGCCGCGGCGAATGACAAGGCGCAGGCGGGCAAGACATTCTCGGAAATGGTCGCGATCCTGGACGAACACCCGGAACTGGACGCCCGCGTCAACGTGATCAAGTTCAGCAAGCGCATCGAGGTTCTGAGCGGTCACGGCAAAGGCTCGATCTTTCAAGCCCTCTCTGCTGACGCCAGTACCAAACAAGGGCTTTCCCCCAGCTTCACCATTTACGACGAATTGGGCACTGCCCCCAAGCGCGACCTTTACGAGGCGCTGGATACCGCCATGGGCGCGCGTGACAATCCGCTTCTCTGTGTCATCAGCACCCAGGCAGCAAGCGACCATGCAGTTCTGTCTGAGCTGGTCGACTACGGCAAAAAGGTCAATTCCGGTGAGGTGGAAGACCCCAGCTTTCACCTGACATTCTATGGCGCCGATGAAGACGACGATCCATGGGCCGAGGAAACATGGCACAAGGCCAACCCCGCGCTTGGCGATTTTCGCTCACTGGATGATGTGCGGCGGCAAGCAGCCCAGGCGAAAAGAATGCCAGCGGCAGAGCAGGGCTTTCGCAACCTGATCCTGAACCAACGTGTTGATGCGCATGTACGTTTTCTGGCCAAAGCTGAATGGGACGCCAACGGCGGTACAGTAGACTATGGTGCACTGGAGGGGCGCGAATGCTGGGGCGGGCTGGATCTGTCGCAGTCCCGCGACCTGACCGCCTTTGTGCTGGTGTTCCCTGATGGCGCAGGCGGCTTTGACGTGCTGCCCCGGTTCTTTCTGCCGGAACAGAATATCCGCGAAAAATCAGAACTCGACCGGGTGCCCTATGATCTATGGGCCAGACAAGGCTTTCTGACCCTCATTCCCGGTGCGGTGGTTGATCCGTCCTTTGTGGCTGAGGCGATAGCCGAATATTGCAGCACCTACGATGTGCAGCGCATCGCCTATGACCGCTGGCGGATCGAGGATCTGAAACGAGAGCTGGACCGGATCGGGGCGGAACCACCCTTGGAACCGTTTGGCCAAGGGTTTCGTGACATGGCCCCAGCCCTGGACAAGATGGAACGCCTGGTGGCCGAGTCCCGTTTGAGACACGCAGGCAATCCTGTCCTGACCTTCTGCGCGTCAAATGCTGTGGTGGAAATGGATCCGGCAGGCAATCGCAAACTGGCAAAGAACAAATCCAGCGGGCGAATAGATGGCATGGTGGCACTTGCAATGGCTTTGGCAGCTGTAGATCGGGAAGGCGAAGACGCCTTACCCGCATGTTTGGCTGAGCTAATAAATTAGGGGCAATAGTTTATAATCCGAAATTGCAAATTATTCTCAAGCCAATGTCAGATAATCGGGCAGATTTTCTGAAGAAGATTTTGTGGATTAAGGTCCGCATTTGAAATAAAAATCTTCCAGGAGAACATTAACCCTGCCCCAGTTAGAAGCAGGGTAATTTGCCTTTTCTGCCATTTGTCATGAAGTGAAATTATCGGGCCTACTTTTTCCTGCAGCGTTCTGTCTGCTTCATCTTGGCTAAGCGGATTTTTCTTGCACTCAGCCAAAAGATCGAGTTGCGTTTTGTAAAGATAATTCTCGCAACGCAAAGCCTGAACACCAGAGTAAAAACTTCCAGACCAAGCCAGCACTGACATTATAAGGAAAAATCCGGGCCATCCGAGGGTGAAGTCACCTGTCGCAGTGATAGCGTAACCGATACTTGCTCCGGCACTGGCAAGCAAAAAGTAATGAAGTTTCTGCTTTGAATCTGTATGCTTAATATAGAATAAGGATTGCATACGTTCATTTTGTGTTTCCTCCTCTGCCACCTCAACGCACCTTTCTTAGCCGAACGCCTGCACCCTCACCGTTCTCCGGTATGAAAATAATTCCTCTGCTTTCGAGTGCTCTAACAATTTCACTTATCGCATCTTGCGAGGGGTACGGAGAACCTGATCCTTCTGCCCTTTTAATGGTCATTGATGATACTCCTGCAGCCTCAGCCAATTTTGACTGGGACAGGTCACAAAGCGCACGTGCAGCTCTAATTTGACTTGCTAGTGAAGATTTTTCTTGTTCCAAAATAGAACATTCCTTATGTTCCCTTTTGGAACATAACCTAATTCGGAGAACCGAACAATGCCCAAAGAACGCGTTTGCGCGAACAGTGAAACTGTATCCGCCGACATCAGGCCTGTTTCAGAGCGGGAGAACAGGAACGTGCACGGCAATGCCCTTTGTTGCGACAAGGTGTTTGCAGATGAACAGGAGAAAATCACGGCTCTACGTGAGCGCCAGGCTCGGTTCCTGGCAACCCTTCCAACGGAGCCACAGGCTGCGCTGGATGCTTCGTTTTCGATCCTGAACCCAGACTTTGGGGATTACATAGCAGGTTTTGAAGAGGCTTTGCACCTGTCGCAGGTCTTGGCTTCGTTGATCAAAAAGGGAGATTTGAGAGAAGACGATTGGGAACTGGATGCTGCGGAGTTCGTGTCGCAACAGGTAACTGAGCATTTGCACCGGATGCGAAGCCAGCTCGACCATTTGAACTATCTGCTGTGCAATCCACGGCGATTGGAAAAGGAAACCGCGTAAATGGTTGCGTGACCCTTTGCCCTTGACCGAGTCGCCGAAGGGTCGTAAACACATATGGTCAAATGACCATTTATAGGAAAACGAAAATGGAGATCTTTCAGAAATACCCACTTTCCCGCGTCAGTGAATACACAGGCGTCCCCACTGACACGTTGCAAAATTGGCTGAAACGCGGAGTGGTCGTTGGGCATAGCGAAGACACGGGCGGAGGTTCCCAGGGGCGACACCGTTCTTTCTCGTTTTATACCGTCATGCAGTTTGCGATGACAAAAGCCCTTTTGGACGCTGGTATGGGAAGTGTTGCCAAGGCTGCCGAATGCGCTGCCCAGTTTGCGCATGTTGGCGGCGGCGGCGCTATCTTCGATTTGCCGGAACGTATGCCTGCTTTTCCGTTCCATCAGAAGAACGGCGAAACACTGTTTGCGGTTGGCGTGGAGCGCTGCACCGAGGAGCTTTGGTCGCTTTCTGGCCCCCGCGACACCTATGGAAACTTGCGATACCACGTTGGCAAGAGCTTTATCCTGATCAACGCATCGGAAGTTTTCCAACTGGTCTGTAATCGTATGGGAAAGCACTCATACGAAATCTTGGATGAGGTCTATCCTGACGAAACATAAAACCGGCCAGCGCGGTCTCTGTCTGCAAACTTCGCCCGCGCTGACCTTCTACCTTAACACCTCGCGAAAGGAGCCAAGATGGCCTCTCATAACCTGCGTGACCTGCAAGAGTCACGCGGCAATAAACTTGCCGAATATCGCTCGATCATTGATCGGGCCGAAACTGAAACCCGTGAACTGTCCGGTGAAGAGCGCAAACGCACCGACGATCTGACCAAAGAGATCGACAGTCTGAACACGCGGCTGACAGATGCGCAAAAGCTGGCTGAGTTTGAACGGCTGGAGGAACGCAGCACTCCCCTGGGCGAAAACCGCGAAATGAGCCGTTCCCTGGAAGGGTATTCTGTGCGCAAGGCACTGTCAGAGGCCAGCAATGGTCGCTTGTCTGGTGTCGAAGCCGAATGGCACCAGGAACTGGCCAAGGATCGTGGTGAAGTGCGCGGCGTGATGGTGCCAACAGAGGTCATTTTGGGCGGCGAAACCCGCGCCCTGACCACCGCCGGCACATCGGGCAACCTGATCAAGACCGATCTGGCCTCGATGACGGATCGTCGCCGCGCTGCGCTCAAGCTGGAAAGCATGGGCGCAACTGTTTTGCGTGGTCTCTCTGGCAATCTGGAACTGCCGCGTTTGGTTGGGTCCGGCTCCGCTGGCTGGGTTTCGGAACATACCAATTCCAACCGTTCTGACGCCAGCTTTGCCAAGAAGGACATGGGGCCAAAGACGGTTACTGCCGAATACGAACTGTCGCGCCGGATTTTGTTGCAGTCGAACCAAGCGCTGGAACCCATTTTGCGCGCGGATCTGGCCTATCTGCTGGCCCAGGCATTGGATAGCGCCGGGATCGAAGGCGGGGATCTTGATGAACCCACTGGCATTCTGGCAGACGCAAACGTGCAATCGGTGGCCGGTGGTGTTTTCAATTCAGACATTGCCGCCGACCTCATTGCGGCATTGGAAACCGACAACGTGACCGGCACCACCGGGTTCCTGACCAACAAAACGGTGATGAACAGCGCCCGCAAGATCAAGGATGCGGATGGGCGCACCATCCCGTTGTCGGAATTGTTTCACAATGAGCGCGTCGAAAGCTCAACACAGGTGCCCGGTGATATCGGCGTTGGCAGCGACAAGAATGCGCTGATCTATGGCGAGTGGGCCAGTCTCTACATCGGTTATTGGTCTGGTGTGGATCTGCTGGTGAACCCCTATCACTCGGACGTGGCCAGCAAGGGCGGTGCCATCCTTCATGCCTTCCTCGATGCGGACGTGGTGGTACGCCACCCCGAGGGCTTCCGTTACGCGGAGATCGACTGATGGTCACGCTGGAGGAAGCCAAAACCCACTGCAGAATTGAGTTGGAAGAACCTGACTTTGACGGTGAACTTCAAATCGCATTGGACGCGGCAGTTGATCACCTGAAATCGCTCAACGTTGATATGGATGCTGATCCCTTTCCTCCAGCGCTGAAACAGGCCGTTCTTATGCTGGTTGCACATTTCTTTGAAAACAAGGAAGCGGCCGCCCCTGAGAAAACTTGGCTCACCCCTATGGGGGTGGACCGCCTTATCGCACCATATCGGAGGGTCAGCCTGTGATTGAAAATCGCTTTCAAACAACTGAGCTGCGCGCCAAAGGGCGACGCCTGGAAGGCTATGCAGCTCTGTTCGGCACGGAAGCCCGGATTGGTGGCGGCATGGTCGAAACCATTACCCAGGGGGCCTTTTCTCAAACCCTAGAGGAACGGGGCGATATTCTGGCGCTGGTCGATCACGATCCGCACCGCGTCCTGGCCCGCACCCGTTCCGGCACCCTGCGCCTGTCCCAGGACTCGCGGGGGCTGGCCTTTGATCTGGATGTGCCGGACACCCAGGCGGGCCGCGACGTGCTGGCATTGGCGGAACGAAACGATTTGGGCGGTATGTCCTTTGGGTTTTCGGCGCGCGATGAGCATGTGGACGGAAGTCGGCGCGAACTCCGTGCTGTTGATCTGTTTGAAATCAGCGTTGTGTCTGCCTTTCCGGCCTATGAGGGCACCGTGATCAATGCGCGGGCCAAAGCCAGCTCCTTCCTGTACCGCAGCGCCGCAGCTCGTCGCCTGCGCCTTTTGGAGTTGGTGAAATGAGCATTCTTTCCCGCATCCTTGGCCGCGAGACACGCGAAACCGTTGCCACCTCTGATCCTAGCTTGGCAGAATTTCTGGGGCACCGCGCCAACGGAACTGGCGTTGTTGATCCAAACCGGGCCTCTGGCTTGGCAGTCGCGCAGGCCTGTATTTCTGTTATCAGCCAAAACTTGGCAGCGATGCCAATGAACCTATACCAGCGCAGCGCCAATGGCGGGCGTGATCGGGCGGCAAGCCACCCGTTGCACAGCGTCTTGCATGACCGCTTTAACAGTCAAATGACCGCCTTTGAGGGGCGTGAATTCTTGGTGGTCTCACTGCTGACCAATGGCAATGGCTATGCGCAGATCGAGACGAACGCGCGCGGCCAGGTGGTTGCTCTGCACCCTCTGCACCCTTCCAATGTCGCGGTGGAGCGATTGGAGAATGGTCGCCTGCGCTATCGGATTAGTGATGATCGGGGACATTCCAAGATCCTTTTGCAAGGCGAAATCCTGCATCTGCGCTATCGCCTCGCCAGCGATGGCGTCATGGGCGTTTCACCCATCCAGCTTGCCCGCGAAACCTTCTCCCTAGCGCTGACCCAGCAGGACCAAGCCACGCGGCAGGCCAGTCGCGCTTTTCGTGCCGAGGGTGCGCTGGTGTTTCCACAGTCCATCGGTGGCGACAAAAAGGCCGATGCCTTGCAGATCTTGCGCGACCGCGTGGAAGGTCAGGTCGAAACCTCCGGGATCTTGGTCCTGGATGGCGGCGTGGACTGGAAAAGCTTGTCGATCACGGCCAAGGATGCCGAGTTCCTGGATAGCCGCAAGTTGTCCAATATGGACGTCGCCCGCACTTTTAGCGTCCCACCTACTGTTGTGGGGATCACCGACAACGCCACCTATTCCAATGTAGATGGTGAAAGCCGCGCCCTAGTGGTGCGCTGCCTGGCCCCCATGGCCCGCCGGATAGAGCAGGCTATGAATGCGGCACTTCTGACGGTTGAAAGCCGCAAACGGCTCTTTGTGGAGCATGATCTGGCAGGGCTGATGCGCGGGGACATCAAAGCCCGCTATGAGGCTTATCGCATTGGCCGGGAATGGGGTTGGCTTAGCCCCAACGAGATCCGCGCATGGGAAAACCTGAGCGAAATTGATGGCGGCGGGGAATATCTGTCACCTCTGAATATGACTGTGCTCGGTGAGCGGGAGGGCGAAGACGATGGCAAATAGGCCTGCAAAAGTGACAGAGACAGAAGTCACCCGCGCCATCAAAGGCGTGGTTAAAGCTGGAATTGAAGTCGGTGAGGTTCGGGTAAATACTGTGACCGGCGAGGTGACTATTCTAACGAAAGGCACCGCACATGGGTCACATGGGGCAGCGAGTATTGATAAAATGCTGGGCATCCAATGAGAGGCCGGAAAAACCCCTTTCCCGGCGTTGGAAACCAGCCGAGTGTTGACCGTCATGGGAAGAAGCGCTGGCGTCTTCGCAAGACGGTCAAAGGGCGCAAGATTGATGTATATCTGCCTGGCCCTTATGGCTCGGTGGAATTTCGGTTGGCATATGATGCTGCGGTGAACCCTGTGTCTGAGGCTCCAAAGACAAGAGGTGCTGTTGGCACGTTTGACTATGTGGTCTCGCACTATCGCGGAAACCAGAAGTTCGGAGTTTTGGCCGCATCTACTCGATACGCAAAAGGCAAGCGCTTGGATTGGATTTGCCAATTCATTGGCTCTGCCCGTCTCGCTGATCTAGAAACCCGTCACATCGAAAACCTGATGGATAGAAAGGGCGGGCCGGATGCTGCCAACCGGTTGCTGAAAGAGTTGTCCGAGTTGTTCGATTACGCTCGCAAACGTTTGGGGATGAATATTCAAAACCCCACAGGGTCTGCCGAGAAGCGGAAGACGCGTGAAGGGGGCTATCATACCTGGACTGTTGCAGAGGTGGAGCAATTCAGAGACTGGCACCCCAGTGGCACCATGGCGCGCTTAGCTCTGGAGTTGATGCTTGCCACTGGCGCATCTCGGCAAGACGCTTGCGTGATGGGGCGGCAAAACATCAAGGGTGACGTGATCTACTATCGCCGAGGGAAAACGGGGCAGGATACTGAATTGCCCTTGGCGTACATGCCCTATCTTGTCGCTGAGATCGTTCAGCTTCCACCCAGCACGAGTGTCTTTCTCACGCATGGCAAGGGCCGGGCATATACCGTCGAGAGCTTTGGAAACTGGTTTGGCGATCAATGCTCAGCGGCCGGTTTGCCAGATCGGTGCCGCGCTCACGGCCTGCGCAAGCATGGCGCAACTGAGTTAGCAGAAGCTGGAGCAAATGAATTTCAGATCATGGCTTTTCTGGCTCACAAAAGCACGCGGGAGGCGCTTCGCTATGTTCGGACTGCCCAAAGGAAGAAGCTGGCGTCCGATGCTCTTGCTCTTGCACGGACTAAAAACGTGTCCAACCTTTCTGATTGGTTGGACGAATACACTGTTCAAGTAATTGAAAATAAGGTGAAATAATGGAACGTTGGCGACCCCGGCAGGATTCGAACCTGCAACCTGCCCCTTAGGAGGGGGCTGCTCTATCCAGTTGAGCCACGGGGCCGGGCTTGTTTACGCGATAGCAAATCCTCTGGGGTATCACAATGAGGCGTGGCGCCTTGGTTATTGATTATTCGACGGCTTTGTCGCGCTCCTTTTCCTGCAACGCCCCATTGTACTGGGCGCGCGCACTGGCTAACCTTAAAAGTAGCAGAAAATATGAGGCCTTAGAACGTGACCACGGACCCCAAGCGCCCGCTCACCCTACGTGATGTATCAGAAGCCACAGGCGTGTCAGAAATGACCGTGAGCCGTGTGTTGCGAAACCGCGGAGAT